TGTGCTGCACTTGCTGTTCCGCTTAATGTTGCACCAATAAAGTTTTCTGCTGTTACAGTTCCTGTAAACGAACCTGTTGTACCTGTAATGTTACCTGTAACATCGCCAACTAAGTTTGATGTAATTTGATTTGCAACAAAGTTACCTGTTGTATCTCTTGCAACAACTTTACCTATTTGATTTAAATGTGTTGCATCAACTGACCATGTAGTAGCATTTCCGCCATCAAAGTCTGTTCCTGTTAAGTAATTTCCTGCAACTAAACTGTTAGGAGTTTGTGCTGTAACTGTAAGGTTCTCTGACCCGTCAAATGCAACTCCATTAACTAGTATAGGCGATTCAAGTCTTGTTGCTTTATCTGCAACACCTTGTAACGATCCCATTACTTTTGCCATTGCATTTAAATTAATACCTGTAATTAGATCTGAAAATCCGCTTACTTCATTAGTTGGATCAATTGTAAAAGCATTTGAAGCAATAATACCTATTGTAATACCATTTACTTTAAGTTCAATTACCGGATATGTTGTTCCGTTAGTTGCTAATAGTGTTGTTGTTAATGCTCTAGTCGGTAAGTAACCATCTGCTGTTTCAGGACCAATCTTAATCCAGTTAGTTCCATCAAAAACATGTAAAGAAGGATCTGCTGGTGCTGCTGCGGACGATGCATTTTTTAACCAAAACGTTCCAAGTGCTGGTGTTACTGGTGGAGTAGCGCCTACATTTGCAGAGCCTGTTTCTACCCAGTTTTCACCATCGTAAATTTTTAATATACTTAATGATGTATCAAACCAAACTTGTCCTTTAATAGGAGTTATTGGTGCAGAAATATTTGCAAAATTTTCTAATAAGAATAAGAAGTTTTCGTTTTGAATTTCACCGTAGCCAACATAATTTCTACCAACGAAAGATAAACTAGTGGTTGAGTCAACTGCTGCATCTTGTAATACTACAAGTTGAGTCCCGTCAGTTTTGTTAATTACATAAGCCATTTATACGCTCCTATTTTCATCTTATGGTAATACCTCATCTGAAACGTGTGTCCAAGTGCCTGACAACAACTGGAATACTTTAATAATTCTAGATGTTGTAATACCAGCAGCTGGAACTGATGCAATTGCACCGTTTACTGCTGTAACAGCAGGTGCTGTTCCTGATGGTGTATTAAATGTATTCGTTGTTATAGTAATTTCAGGTGCTAAGTTAAGATTAACTGTTGAGTTACTTAATAATGTTACAAGTATTCTTGCAAAAGTACCTGATCTATATTCAGCTGGCGGAGCCAGCTTGGATAAAATTTCTGATGCAATGTAACTGTTTGGTTTACCATCTGATAAGTCCATACTAAATGCTAATGATCTTGATTGTGCAATATCGTCAACATATTCTTTTGTTGCAGCATCTTGTGCAGTTGTAGGATCAGCAAGTCCTGTAATTTTTGGTGTTCCTAATAGTGCAATATTACCTGAGCCATGTGCTTCTAATTGTAAATCATCGTTATTATCAAGAGTTGAAATCTTCTGATTCTCAATTCTTAATTGTGCTACTGGAGGTAAACCAGGACCAACATTAACAACGTTCTGAGCACCAAAAGCTGTAACACCTGGGATACTAGTAATACCTGTACCTAAAGATGTTCCGCTTAATACTGTTACACCGTTAATTTTAAATTCTTTACCAGTTGCTAGGTTAACGTGTTCTGAACTTGTAAATGCTTGTGAAGCAAGTGCAGGATATTCTGCTGTTGCACCTAACCCATCTTTACTATATAAAATTGCTTTATCAGTAGTACCTTTAATTACAAGTCCACCGCCGTCTGCAATTTCATCTGAGTTAGAACCACTATCGCCTGTTTGAGCAAGAACAATGTATTTGTCTTCAACAACTAATTCTGTTTGTTTAATTGTAGCAAGATCGCCATCATTAATAACAAGGTTACCTCTAATAGTAAGGTCACCTGCTAGTTCCATGCTACCACCAGTTTTAACTAAACTGTCTGGTGCGCCTTCATATAAATCAATTTGTCTTGTAGAAGGAGTAATCTTAACTGCAATTTCCTGCGAGATACCTTTTCTAACATCTAAAATTAAAAGTTTATTTTCAGCAGCGTTTGATAACTTAACGTTACCGTTATCAACTGACAAGTTAGCCTGCGAAGCAGAACCAACAACAAGACCTAAGTCACTTTCAATTCTAAGTGTGTTAGTTAATGAGTTAGCAGTATCTTTTCTAACATAGTTTGTAGAATCAACATTTGCTAATTTTTCTGAATTAGTACAAGTTACATCAAACTTAATGCCTGACAACGTACCTTGGTTAAAACCTGGACCAATGTCTCCACTAAATCCTTCAATAGCATTTTTAGGTGTAAATGAATCTTTAGCAAATATACCTAACAAGATACCGTTGTTGAATAATGATGTAATAACACGAGTTTGGTTTAGTGTATCAAGAATACTTGTTACAATAAGTCCACTAGTTCCTTGTGCATCTGAATATGCAGGGCCTAACAATATAGTGCTAGTTCCGTCAAAGAAGTATAACTGTTTAGCAGTATCATTAAACCAAAGATCACCAACACCAAGTGTTGTTGGTTGTGAGTTAGCAATTGTTGCAGAACTTACAGGAACAAATGCTGTTCCACTGTAAACTTTAAGTTTTGATTCTGTGCTATCAAACCAAATCTGTCCTTTGATAGGCGCCGTAGGCGCAGTCACGTTAGCAAAATTTTCTAGTATTTTAATAAAGTTTTCATTAAGTACTTCACCAAATCCGCTATAGTTTTTACCAATTAGTGTAATGTCAGTAGAGATATTATCAATTTGACCATCGGCTACTGTTGAAACTATTGTACCATCTGTTTTATTAATTTGATATGCCATTTAATATCTCATCCTACGTTGTTGTAAACGCTGGTGGTCCCGAACGTATAATATAGTTAATTGTCAAGAACGGATTCATAATACCAACTAATGACCCTAACGTAAAGTCTGTACTTGGTTTCTTAATACCGCCTGATTGTTGTAAGTACTGTGCTTGTCCTGGTGCTGTAGGTCCTAAACCTGTTGTACCTGGACTGTTAATAGCACTATCAACTCTAACAGCAGAATATTGAATTCCATTTGCTGTCATATCGTGTTCGTGATCTGGTAGGTTACCTAATGTTAACGCTACCGCACTTGCGCCTGCTGCTCCTGCAAGTGTTTGAGCTTCTGTACCTTCAACTCTTGCTGGGCTTGGTTCACCGCCGCCGTTATCAACAAATCCACCAACTGAGTTTGGCACGTTGATGTTGTTGTCCATGTTGTGTCTGCCTAATGCAAATCTACCACGTAAATCTGGTAATCTAAACGTACCTACACCATTAAGTGGTGCTGTACCATTATAAGTTGTTCCTATAGTATCAAACAATTCTCTAAACTTAGATATTTCAACTTCTCCACCATCACAAAATAAAAATCCTGTTGGTGGTTGTGATCCTGCATAAGGAATAATACCAGCTAATGGTATACCTAAGTCTCCTACAAACGTATCACGTGTTTGTTTAAGAAGTCCTGTTGCTCCTCCTGATTCAGCTGAAGCTCTATATACTAGTACAAAATCATTTTTGTCTGATTGGTTTGGTGCAGGTTCATCTCTACTTTTAACAATGTTAGCAGTCAATGTAGTAGCAAATGTCTTAGTTGCACTACCTACCTGCCCGTCAAACTGTATTGCTGGTGAAACAACATCGCCTGTTAGTGCAAAACTTGTAACAGTTTTTAAGTTAGTTGCAGTGTTTGCATTACCTGTAATGTTACCGTTAATTGTACCAACAATTTCATCTGCTTGAATTGATTTAGCATAAACTGTTTTCCAACGTGTTGTTGCCTCACCTAAATCATATGTATCATTAAGTTGAGGTTTTGCAGTTGATGATGTAATAGTTCCTGTAATATTTGCTGAGCCACCAATTAATAAATTTTTAGTAATTGCTGCGCCACCTGTTGTAACAATGCTACCTGTTGATAAGTTAGTTGTTTCGGCTGTGCTAGAAATCTTTAGTGCGCCAGTTAAACCAATGTTACCGTCAACATCAAGTGCTTCGTCTGGTGCTGCAATGTTAATACCAACTTTATTATCAAGCACTCTAAGTACTGTAGTTGGAATACCATTTCTGTTAACTTGTAAATCTACTGAACTACCTGCTGATGAATTGTAAAGTTTTGCAGCGGTAGATGATGTTGTTACTTGGAAGTTCCCGTCAACACCAATTGTTAAACCTGCGTTGTTTCTTACATTAATACCTTGATCAGTTGTGTTAAGAATATCACTTCTTAAAAACTTACCTGCTGATACTTCAACTCCGCCAACGTTAAGTGCGTCTGCATTTTTAGCAGTACCAATAAGTTTAGGTAGTTCGCCTCCTAAAAATATAGAAGCAAATTCTGTTTTTTCAGTATCGTTTGCTGGAGTTGCAACATTAAGTCCTGCTTTGATTGTTGCAAAGCCTTTGATATTAACTTTAGGTGTAAATGAATCTTTAGAAACAATTGCAACCGGTTGGTCTGCAATATATAAAATTAAAATACTTTTTGTTTGGTTGTCTGAGTCAGCAATATTTTCTACTGCTGGTCCATAACGTAATCCGTCAATTGAACTTTCTGCTGGTCCAACTAGTAACCATCTTGTACCTGTATAAATTCTTAACTGTTGGTTTGTAGTATCAACCCAAAGTTCACCAACTTTAGAATTTTCAACACTAGGCTCTGTAACACTCTTTTGAATGTTTGATGCTGCTTTCCATGCTGTGTTATCAAACAACTGTAGCACACCGTTTTGTGTGTCATACCAAAGTTGTCCTTCAACTGGATTTACAGGTGCATTTGCACTTGCAAAATTTTCTAATACAGATAAAAAGTTTTCAGCAATAATTTGTCCGTATCCAGTAACATTACGTCCTGGAAATGTTAAACTTGTATCTTGGCTTGATGTATTATCAAACACCGTGATCGGAGTTTTGTTTTCGCTATCTGTAAAATTTACAATATATGGCATTTATTAAACCTCCGTAAAGCCTGTTAAACTCTGTACTCTAATTGTATAATCAACTTGTAAGAGTCTGTTCAAAGACTTTTGTACAGGGTGGAAAACCACGTGTGTTAAAAGTTTGCCTGTACCTGTAGAATTATACCATTTAAGTCCAAGCTCGTCGAAAACAAAGTTACTGTCCATGTCAACACTATTATCAAATGCTTGTTGATCATCTGGCTCACCATAATCAAGTGTACATGTAATTACAATGTCACTGTATGTTGCACCACTAACGTGTCTAACTTCCATTTTGTTACGCACTGGATCAGCGTTCGCAATAGAGTTTTGATCAATAACTTTAACGTATGTTTGATTGTATAAACTGGAGTTTGAACCAACTGTGTTAGGTGTTAAGTATGTAATTAATCCTGTAGGGTCAACTGTAGTACCACCGCTACCAAACGCCATTTGGTAAACTGTACCTTCCCCTTGATTTGAAAGACTGTTAACTATTGCAACACTCATGTTTTCATAGTGTATTGCATTGCGTTTATCCTGAAAAACTTCTCCAGTTTCAGGATCAAAAATCTTAATATGCCCTTCAAAATGGAACCCGCCGGTTTCATTCAATCCAGGTGCTTTTGGCGTTTTGTTTTCTTTGTTTGACATATTTTTATCTTCCAGTTTCATAGTGTATTTATTCAGGTAACTTCGATGTATTGGCAGCAATGAACTTACTAATTGGAGTACTGTTTTTAAGCAGTGTAACGCCTGATGTAGCAGTATTTTGGCCTCTATCGTACCATACTTGTCCTTGTTGTTTTATAATACTAATTCGTGTACCTGCAGCAGGCACATTTGTTAGTCTAATATATGCTGACGATCCGTCAACACTAAATTCAGCTTCAACCTTCTCATCGCCCGCCGGGCTAGTTGAACCTATAGTTTCATTATACTGATCTATATATGTTTTGCGTAATCGCTTACCGCCAACAAATACTTCAATCGAGTCACATCTTCCATAAATTGCTGGAATAGTACCTTGATACCAATCACTAACAGTACTTAGCTTAGGAACAAAAGGTAGTGGTCCAATTAACTGACTACTTCCATCACTAACAAAATCTGTTCTTGATTGTGTATCTTTGTACGGAATAGTTTGATCCGTACTCATATCAACCACATATTCTCCTACTGGACTTAAAGTCTTGATTGCTGTACCTTGTGTACCTCTTCTCAAATTGCTTAGTACATTACCGCTCTTGATCATGTATTCAATCTTTTCACCGTTGATTTCAATAATGCCTGGTACATTGTTACTTGCAACAGGTTCAAACAGTGAAGAAGCATCTTTAAGTGTAATAGTTTCGTCATAGTAAGTTAATTCTTTTGCTAGTACTAGACTATCAGTGATAGCATATCTAGTGTATCTATTAATGTTTAGCATGTCTTTGCTAACTTGATAAGCACTTGGTAGGGCAAATATATTAGAACCAAACGCTATAATTTCAAAAACATCTGTTTCTGTATTAGCCCCTTCAATATATACAACACCTTTGTTAACATCTAGTCTATAATCAACGTCTTGTATTAGTTTTTCTTTGTTTCTATAAACCCAAGTGTAACTTACACCCAATGGTTTAAACGCTATAGGATAAAATGCTTTGCCGCCTGTGTATTGATCGCTAACAATATCCATTGACGGATATTCACTAAACCAAGTAACATCAATTGTGTCACCTAATGTTAGTGCTGTTGAATCGTTGATAACAATATTATTACCAATCACAGAGTATTCTGCTCCTAAGTTGTTTTCAATCTTGATAACATCACCGACCGTCAAATTTTCCGCAGTAACCTCAAGCTCTTTTGTTGTACCGTTGTAAACATAGTCTGTAATAAATGTTTTTAGCTCGTTATTAATATAAACTTTAATATTGTTTGGAACAATAGAACCTGCTGATGCAATAGGGTCAACACCTAGTACATACTTTTTAGTTACACCATCGTAAACACTGTAAACTGTGTCAACACTTTTTAATTTTTTGTTGTTTACTTCAACAATAGTTGATGCTAATGCACTATCTCTACTTAACTGTACAAATGTATCTAAGTCATAGCTTTTAGTGCTACCGTCATATGTAAACTCTTGTTGGTTAACTCTAATTAGAGATTGTAATGAACTATCAACATCTGTTGCTGCACTAAATGCAACTATTCTAATTACTGCTAGTCTATCAGGCTTTATACCAAACTGTACAAGTGTTCTGTTTGGTGTGTCGGGCAATAAGTCTGTACTGTCAATAAATCCTGTATCAGATTGTACACCGTTAACTGATACAAATATATTTGAAGTGTCAGCGTAATTTGCATTAGTTAAGAATAATGTAGTATCACCGTCTGCAATAAATTCTTGATAATCAAGTATTGACACGCCGCCTAATCCTATTGAAACTATTTCGATTTTAGAATTTTCTACTGGAACACTTGCAAATTCAATAGTACTATTAGTAACACTAACTGTGTATGTTGCTGGTTCAACTTTTAATCCGTCAACATATACTATTACTGACTTATTCTCAATAATTTTTTGTCCTATAGGATATGTTAATGTTGATCCGTCACCTATTCTAACATTAGACTTAATTGGAGCACCTGTTGAATCTTGATTTGAATGGAATACTTTAATACTTAAACTGTCTAAAACCTGTCCAGGTACGTTTTCTTCTGTTGCAGGTACTTGATCTGGGCTATTATATTCACCACCGTCTATTGAAATGTCTTCTGCATTTGTTCCTGTTGCTGTTGCATAAGCACCATCCATTGCTGATAAAGTACCACCTGATAATTTTGTATCTAATAAGTTATTATCATTAATAGTTACAGCGCCATCGCTTTCTGCAGGACGGAAAATTAAGATATCTCCTGGACTTGTTGAAACATATTCGCCTACTTCTACAACTTTTGTGCTGCCGTCACCTATAAATGTTGGCATCTGTGCATGAGGATTAGTTGCTATTGAACTATCCCAAGCATCTGTATAATTAGGATCGTCAATTCTAAGTGTTGGTGGAGCATCAACGCCTTCTTCAGTTTGTAAATTAGAAATATCGTCAGGTACAACAATACCTGCACGTTTTAAGTAAATGTTAATAACTTGTCCGTTTGTAGGAACATAAGGAAGTGTTACACCAATTGTACTTCCATCTGCAACATAGTAGTAATCTGCTGCTGCTTCGACACTATCCCAACTGTCTGTAAACCAAGGAAGTGCGTCCCAGCCACCTGTAACATCAAATGTAGTACCTTGTACTTGAACACCACCAAAGTCAATACCTGTCATTAATTGATCAAGCTCTTTACCTATCATACCTGATGAAGGATTGTAGTATTTTGTAATTCTGCTTACACTATCTAATATTTCATCATTCTTTTCATACGTAATTGTAATATTATCGTCTTTGGCAGGCGGAATTACAAATGTAATTTTACCTCTTAACTGTTTGTACACATCTGTTTCTAAAGTAAACAGTGATATAGTGTATTCGTTATTAAGAACTACTTGACCATTATTAATAATTGATATTTTTGCTTTATCTCTAGTTGGTGGATATGTTAAATTAAACACCGCAGTTGATCCGTTAGCAGTAAATGACTCAGTTTGTGTAAAGTTATTGTAGATACCTGTTTTAGAAAGCCTATCAAACTTCATATTAACGCTCATAGAACGTGTTTTACCGTTACCTAGCACTGCAACTGCTCTTGCAACTGACGGTGATGTTCCATTACCGCCTACAAGCGAAACTGTTGGAGTTGATGTGTAACCTGTGCCATGTTCAGTTAGCGCAATTCCTGTAACTTTACCGTTTGAAACATATGCTTTTGCTTTTGCTCCAGACCCATTGCCGCCTGTAATTAATACTTTAGGTGCTTCTGTATAATCTGCACCTTTACTTGCAATACTAATTTCTACAATTTGGTATCCTTTATTGTCATTCCAAAATTTGTAAGGATATGTTGCTAGTATATCGTCATTGCTTTCGACAGGAATAATTTTACCCTTCTCTTCTGAGTAGTAAGGAGGTAAATCAAAGTCTGCTATTGCAGAATCTGCAATATCTAAGTTATCATACTTACTAATGTACTCCCTTACAGTTGTACTATAAGGTTTGACTTCGTTAATATAATCTAAGTAACTCTCAAGACTGTCGTTTTTGTAATTAGTTTTCTGTTTTAATGTGCCAACGTTATGTGTTGCATTTAAGAAACTAGTTTTAAATGCCCAGTCAACGTATGTTTGTTCTTTGAAAACATATCTAATAGATGTAAAGAATAAGTTATTCCACTCAACTGCATAATTACCAATCAAGATATCTTCTTTCAATGCTTTTAAAATAAATCTAAGTTCGTTTGAAACTTCTTTATCGTAAAAATCAATGTCATATGAATCTACATTATCAAATCCAACACCACTTAGTGTTGTATCATACAACGATGTTGAAAATTGTATAGTTCCTAACTCTCTACCAATTAATTCGTAATTGTTCATAGCAGCGCCATCGAGATCAGTAATTTTCTTAAACACTGCCCAACCGCCTGCACCGTATTCTTTGATTCTAATCAAGTCACCAATTTCAACATCTATAGTTGGTTCTTGGTACACACTAATAATTTCTTGAATGATCCTTGAAGTAGGACCAAAGTCATTGTCCCACCAGTCGGCATATGACCAGTATCTTGGTGTGTTGTACGCTTGTGATCTACTTCTGTACCAAGACTTTCTTACATCGTCCCAAGCATAAATGCTCCAGAAGTCATTAGCTGTTGAATCGCTTTCAACAAGTACACTAAACTGTCTTGGCTTAGTAGCAATGTAAGTATATAGTTTACCTTTATTAGTAATTGTTACACTGTTAACTCTGCCTTGGTTATCAATTGTAGTAACTGCTTCTGCACCTGTTCCGTCACCTTCGAATTCAATAGTAGGAGGTATTTTATATCCAAAACCTGGACTTAATATATCAATAGAGTTAACTTCATTGTCAACTATATTTGCACGTAATGAACACTGCTTGGTTCTAGATGTACCAACTTCAAGTAACTCAGTGTAAGTATCAACTGTTGTATCATATAAGTTTAATAAAGAACTTGGCTTTATATCAACAGAGTTTAATGTTGTAAGATCTAAAGAATCAGCAAATGATTCTTTGTGCATAATTGCATTAATGTTTGTAATTAAAGTTTTTAATAAAGTCTTTCTATCAACAAACATACTTTGTCTTGGTCTATAACTAACACCATATCGTTGTTTTTCTGGCAATTTAGGATCAGGTATTCTATTACCTTGTACATCATAACCAATTAAACTATCAATCCATTTGTTTTCTAATGAAGTTGTTGGTAGACTATCTGCAACTCCTTCAGTAAGAAGTTGATACTCGTTATGTACTTGATTTTGATTTTCTTGTTGTGTATAGTATTCAATATTAAGAACTGCTGAATCGTCTGCTACCGTTGCTTTATAATTAAACAACAAGAACTTATCTTTATCAATAAATGCTGCGTAAGTTTGTCCTAACGCTGACGGGTCACTAATTAAGTTGAACACATCTGCTGCTGATATACTTCTATCTGGCATGCCTTCTGGTACAGTAACTTTATTTTTTACCCAATAGTAATAATAAATTTCTGTTTGTTCTCCTGTATTAGGATTAAATTCTGCTTTCACACTATAAGCACTATCGTCTGCATACAAAGGTTGTCCTGATATGCCTAGTGGTAACCCCTCGTTAGTATCTGCAACCAATGCCCACTCTGACGGTAGTAATTTAGACTGTACCCATTCATAAATATCAATTGATGCGCCAGGAGCCAATGCTCCCCAAGCACCTACTCTGTATGATACTTCACCTTGCTCATAGTCAAACCATTTAGCAGTTGAAATATCCCACCATAATTTACCTACGTTTTTAGTCTTCCAACAAATTGAATCGTCAACAACTGCGCCTTCTGCTGTTCCTGTTGTATAAATTGCAGGATCATAAGGCACTTTGTATGAAAGCTCTCTTTCTGCTTCTGCTAACAGTTTCATTTTAGCTGGATCAAAGATTTCTAAATCAAGAATTTTTGTATCATCTTCTGTATCGTATAATGAAATACGTTTAAACTTATCAATGTCAACTGTCTGTGGTTGTGAGCCAATAATGTTTAGTGAATTTTGTCCTTCAGTTTTTTCAAATAATCTAACTGTACCTGTTTTAGGTCCATCGAATGCAATGTCAACTCCGTGCGGTGCAGGTGATATAAAGTTGGGTGATCCAACTACTATAGCATTTCTTGTAGCATATAAACTAAATCCAAATGATTCATTTAAAGAAAGTGCTTCGTCAATTTTCTCTGATAAGAAGAACTTCTCATTTGTACCCTTTTTCTCAAATACATATACTGCCCCAGCAAACCCATCAAAGTCTCTAAACGTAGTTCTATTACTATCGTATGATGTTTGTGAAGCATCAAATCTAGTTTGCAATACATACGGAGAGTTAGTTGCACCAATTGCAATTATTTCTGTGCCGCTTGATATTGAAATATCTTGGCCAAACATTTCATTTGGATAATCTGAATAACTTGTTAATTTTTGTTTTAGTCTATAAGCAAATTCTGTTGAGTCAGTATCAAACTTGAATACATAAGCACTACCTTGATTCTGGAAGTTCTTGTCTGCTAATGGACTAGTTACAACTAATGTATTACCTGAATAGTCTAAGCCAATTGCATAACCAAACTTATCACCTGAACTAATTACTTCGCTTGGATCAAGATCACTTAGGTATGGTAAAGCATCTGCGTTTATTTGTTGTAGTAATCTATAAACTCCAGCAGTGTTCTTTTTGTAAATGTAAACTTTACCTGAAGCAACACTTGTACTGTCACCCACGTTAACCCAAGGTTCGCCAGCATCTGGTGCTTCGTTGTAACTTCTGATTGTACTATCTGCACCTACTGCACTTGGTCCTAGATTTTGTAACTGATGATACCCGCCCTGATACTTAACTGTATCTCCTTGTGCATATTCGTAGTTAGGTCTCCAGTGGCCTTTATAGTTTGTAAAATATTGTCCATCACTGTTAGGTGCGCCTACTGCTAGTACTGTCCCGTCATAGTTCATTGCTAAAGAAGTACCAAAGCGATCATCTACTTTAATTAATTCAGTAAGTTGTTGATCATCAAGTAGTCCAGCATCAAGTGTTGAGCCATCATCGTTAGTCGCAATTGACATTGGAAGCGAAGCACCTGTTGTTACTTCGTCTAGTAGTACCCAATCATTTGATCCAGTTGTTAATGAACTTCCGTCTGCAACATTGTCAACTAATGCTTTCCACATATCACCATTTGAAAATACAATTGAATCCTTAGGATAAAAAGTAGAATCATCAGCAGCATAAATGCCTTTGTAATTTTTATTGTAGTCTAAGTGCCAGCCATCTGTTGTATCATATGTGTAAAGATACACACGACCTTTTGCATCTTGTGAGCCAGGTGCTGATACTGACATGTAATAAGGTCCTGTACTACTTGCTTGACTAACTGCAATCTTCTGACCAAATCTTTCGTTGTCATAAGTTCTAGGACTTACTTGTATGTCATGTAAGTTCCACTGTTGAGACTGGTATTGGTAAATGAATATTACCCCTGTTTCAAAACCGCCTGTATTTGAACCATCTTGTTCAGCTTCAATTTTTTGTACTTCAACCCATTCGTTGCTGTATACATCAATAGTACTACCATCACCATTAATATTATCTTGTGCTTTGTAAAGTCTTCCTGAGAATAAAACAATATCGTTGACTATGTAGTTTGCGTTTACATCAAACAGCCCTTTGTATCTACTAGGAATACCACTTGCTGTGTGTGCGCCAACCATTAACCAATTGCTATCTGGGCTTAGTGCTAGTTCAAGACCAAACGATCCTGTAACATCTGTTGTTAACCATGTTGGTGGTTCAAGCAATTGCTTAGACGATAGACCAGTTGCACCTTGAATATAAACTCCTACCCTTGCTACATCAGGTATACCAACTATAACTTGTTTAAGTGTATCACTGTAAACTGTTTTTGTACCAACACTTGTTGGATCGATGATACCAAAGTCAATAATTTTCTTACCTGTAAACTGTTTTTTCTTTTCAACAACTTCCCAACGTGAATTGACATTTGAATCTACAAATAGTTTCGCCCCGTCACTTAATAGTGCTAACTTTTCTGCATCAATATCATCGTAAGTAGTAAAACGTGATTCTGTTAGTAACATAGGATAAGCACCTGTGCTAGGCTCAAATCCTTGATCTGCATCATACTTTTCTGTATGCTGTACTGTAACTGTATTAGTTGTTGCTGCTTTTACTTTCCAAAACTGATTTAAGCCTGCTATTGTTTTGATACCAAATATATCATCAACTTTCAGCAAGTGTGTTTTTTCAAAAGTAAAAATTACTTCGTTATCATCATTACTTTCTAAGTTTGTAATTTTTAAATCGTATACTGTATTTGCTCTAAGAACAGTCCATGAAGGTCCATCGAATGTAACCCATATATGATTATTGTCTTGTACTGATGCAATTGCAAGATTTAATATTTCATCTCTGTTTGTAACTGTAAAGTCTGTTTGGCCTACTGCTACATACCCTGGTGTTAACATAGGCTTAGAATCATAACTAACAGGATTAATTGCTGTTGTAAATGGCGTAGGACCAAATTCAAAGTTAGTAGAATCAACTCTATAGTATCTATCAACTTTATCTTGTGCTGATGCTTCAACTAATACAGGTTGAGGATTTAATTTAAATTTGTCAGTGTCTAGTCTAATTTCAAGTCTTTCTGATTGATCAACGCCGCCTATCTGTCCTAGTCTGAAACCCCATTCCTCATTTAAGTCAACAGCAGCAGTAGAAGTATTATCACCTAGTTTTGTAAATAATTTGGTAATTGCATTAGGTGTACCTTTCTCTCTAATGAATCCTTGATACAATTTAAATTGTGTTGTTGGATCTTCGGATAAGTTTTCTAAATATGTTCTGCTTTGATATCCTACAGTATGTCTTGCAAGATCTCTTTGGCTTTTTCCTAAGCCTTCAGATGCTACATCAAAGTAATCTTCAATTTGATTAATTCTGTAATCAAAGTTAGGAATAAGTTGCTTTTCAGGTTCTGAATCTAGTTGTGTCCAATTAGCATCATTAAACTCTTCACCACTAGTATGGTTACCTCTTGCAGTATATTTGTATGCTCTATAAGATACAATGTCGCCTAACTTATAATCGTAGTAAGGTGTCCAGGTTGCAAATGATACATTATCAAATAAGAAACCTGGGCTAGTATAATCACCGTCCCAATCTGTTGTTCTAAATCCTTGAGCTTTAATTCTTTCTTGTCTATAACCTGTTGCTTTATCAAAGATAGTATCATTGAAAACTGTTTTATCGTCAAACACAACAACGTGTTCTTTTAAAACATAATTTAGTTTTAGTAAGTAGATACCTTCAGTTGTATTTGTTGTACTAATCGATATGTTTTGAAAGTCTCTCGAAACGTTTATAAACTTAGGATCTATTGCTGAACCGTCTGCTTTTAAAACACTGTAGTCATAAAAACTATCTAGTAAATTATCAGCAACCCCAACTGCTAGTTTAACGTCCATATTCGTTGCACCTGGACTAACTGATAGCACAGAACCTACTGCCCAGTTGTGGACTGTCCAATACATAAATTCTTTTGATGCTGTTACAAAGTCTTGTACTACTTGATTAGTTCCATCGTAATTTGCAAAGTTAAAACCTAAACTTTTTAAGTGTGCTTGATATCCTAACAAGAAGTCAACAACGTCTTGTATAGTATTGTATTCTGTTCCGTAACTTACTTTCTTAACTTTGAAAGTATTAAAATTTCTACGCTGTTGAGCAGTAACAGCATTTGCAACTGGTAAGTCAGGTAGCTGTACTAAGTTACTTTTATCAAACGTTTCTCCAGAGGTAAATGTTTGTGTTGCTCTATAAAATGATCCTCTGTATTCAACAATACCGCCGTTATTAAATCTTTTTTCTTTTTCCCATGTTGCAAATGGTTCTGAAGTTCCTGCAACAGATATAACAGGATCTTTTTGTTGTGGGAATGTTTCAAATGTATTAAAGTAAGGATTAATGTCATCGTACCCATTAACTACCCAACCTTGTGTAGTTTTCTCAAAGATAACGCCACTGTATGTTACTGAGCTAATTGGCGAACTTACGTTAAAGATAATGTCATAGTTTTCTGGTGGAATAAACACACTTGCACTTGCTGAACTAGGATTTTTACTATCAAGCAAATACTTCTGCTGTTGTTTATCAACAAACCCGCTTACTCTTGAACTTAGTCTAACATTAATACAATCAATGTTCTTTTGTGCTTCAGCAACAGAAGCACCTTTAGACTTAATATAAGAAGCAATGTACATTGCAAGTCCTGCAACTTGTGTTTTTCCTGCTACAGGAAATTTTAAATCTGTTGGTGTTAAGAATGTATCTGATGTTACATTTACTAACTGATTTATAATGTTTCTTTTAGTTACAGATCTATCAAAGTTTAATATTAAATAATCAAATGGCTTTAACAATGCTAATGCTGTTGTTACTGCAAAAGCATATTCTGAACTTGTTTTCCATGCGTTTTCAACTGGACTGTCATCGCCTAATTTAAATGGTCCTCTGTTATTAACAAGCTGGAAGTTTCCTGCAAGACCTGATGTTAACGGATCAACAAGTTTACCATCACAATCACAAGGAATATGATTTAAAATAGTTGTTCTAGCATATCTTGGATATATTCCTGCTCGTGTACCTTGAGCAATTTTACCTTGGGCAATATCTTCCCATAATACTAAGTTACCGTTTGTGTAAGGTGCAACACCATATTCTGTATCCCACCAACTAGGTTTAATACTAAAGCCTAACATTTCCCAAGGGTGTGTATGAGGTCTATCAGTGTCGTAGAAGTGTTTGTAAACACCTCTCCAATATCCAGGCAAGTTTTCTTTGCCTGTAGGATCAGTCATGTTAGAATATGTATATGTAAATGGTTCTGTATCTACAAAATAATCATTTGTTGTATAACCTAGGTTAGTATTTTGTACCCAAGATAAAAACTCTTGATTAATTACATTATCTAGTTCTTCTTTTGTAAATGTACTATTACCATAATATCCACCTAACGCTTTTTGTACATCAAAGATTTCAGGATCATATTCTTGTTTAATATTATTAAAAATACGTTTTTCAAATTCTAAAAGTAAGTCATCTCTATAATCATCGTATGCTGTAGTTTTACTTCCATCATGTCCTTGGATTATATTTTTAGGTACTCTATAAGTATCATCTAAATATTTTATAGGCTCATACTTAGGATAAAGTCCTAAAGAACTAGGAGTTGGTGGCACATGGCTAAATGCTGTTGATACATATTCTCTTATTTCAATTCTATCACCTGGTACAAGAGTTCCTGTTATTGTAATAAAGCCTAACGCACCATTAACTTCGTAATCTTTTCCAACAATAAGTTGTACATCGTTAAGGTAAACATATGCTGCTTTCCTACTTAATGTTTCTAAATCAAAATTTTCATTAAGTGTAAAATTCTTAATACCAGGATCATCAACTACATATTCAGTTTTAGTAAATGCTCCAGCACCTATCATATCTGTGTCTGCAAAAGGACTTTCGATAGTTTTAGTTTTTGTAATATTTTCTATAATATTATCTAAAAAGTCTGAAGTATTCTCGTTAAAGTCAACTTCGGTTGCTTTCTTAATAATATTTTGTTTAAAAATTGTATATGCTTTTTTAGCATATCTAACAGACTTTACAATGTTAACATCTTTATCATTGACCAGTAACGTAGAAACTGCTGCGAAGCCTGAGTGCTTCATAAATCTTGTTGAGTTCTTCTGATAACCGTCTACGTCTCTTAGGTTTGAAACTCCTGGAACAGATCCTACAACTCTCCTATCAAATTCAAGAGATGATTTTAAATGGTCAGTTGCTTGTCCTAGTGTAAATGTTTTTAACTGT